ATAAATGCTTTCGGTTTCTGTAAACTTCAGACGCCGTAGCAGTTGGTCAAATGGCTTGTGCCGCTTGATGTTGATCATCATTACACTCACCCCGGCGATGGTCAGTTGCTCGGTGGCAAACTTAATCAGCCGCCAAGCTGTGAAGCCCTTGCGATATTCCGGGTCTACGAAAATCACGTCATTGTGGCTGAACAGGTGATCTTGATAGTGCAGATGCGGCACGATGATATTGACAAAGTAGCCCACCAGTTTGGTGCCTTCGCGCGCCGTGCAGATGTGCAGCCGCCCGTCCTCATCCATGCGCTCATAAGCTGGCCAGTTGACGTTCAATTCGATGCTGTCTTTGTGAAGGGCGATTTCCTGCCAGTGCTGCTCAAGTAACGGCTGTATCTCGTCAAAGACATCAGACAGCCGTTCAACGTGATATAGGATCATGTGTCGAATGTGTTCATTCTAGGATACAGCGCTAAGACCGTCAGCGGCAGTGCTTGGGATTGTCTCACATAGATCCTGTCGTTGTTGTCATAACCGCCGCGAAATTCTACGTCTTTATCGCCAGTAAAAAGTGGGATTGCCTGATCCATTGCCATGCTGCTGTCGCGAAACGGAATGCGGTCTAACTCATCCGCTGAATTGCCAACTTCGATGCCGACAGCCTCAAACAATCTTAATGTAACAGCGTGGATGCGTTTCGGCTTGCCTTGGCTGGTGCCATCTTCAGATCCGCTTTCGATACGCATGGTCTGCATTTCGCTGGTAAATCCAAACCCAACGGCTGCTGTTGTGCTGCTGTAGTCCAACGTGATGCCGCCGCCTGATACTGTCTCGTCAGGATGCGTTGCGCCGTTGGCTAAGACGGTCACGCTTTGGCCTTCCAGATGGTACAGCCCGGTCAAGCTAGTGGTGGCAGATCCGCTGTACGCCAAGCCGCCGTCCACAAAGAATGCGCTGGTGGTGACGCTGCCAAAATCAAACACCTTCAGCACTTCAACATATCGCTTGGTGACGCTGTTAATCGTGCGCTTGACGATCATGTATAAGTCATCATTCCCGGTGTCTGTCGGCAACGGCGCGATGCTTTCAACAACCGCTTGGCCAGATCCAAACACGCCGCCGATCACATGCTTGTGCCAACCGACCACATCCTCTTCGCGTCTGTACGTCATGCCCAGCAAAGTGCCGTCAGACCGCAGCGCCCAAATGATGCTTTCGGGTTCCTGCTGATAAGCAAACTGAGTAATGCCGCCGTCTGTGATGTGTTCAGCGAGAATGGTCATATCAGGCGCTTGATAGCCTGACGTGTTTACATCGCCAGCGAACTTAAACTCTCTGACTTTGCGACCTCCGCGCTGGGCAAACAGCGTCACATCTGCAACTTGCACAGGCTCAACAGCGGCAGATCCATAGTTGCTGTATTTCCTGATCAAGGTGGTTGTGGGTGTTACTGGGCCGTCAGATGTTGCCGTGACAACATACTCGCCAGCAGTGGTGCCGACAGTCAGCACCCGCGTGGGTGACAGGTATCTAATTGCGTTTACCTGATTACTGGCAATGGTGTAAATCAGGGCGTCATTATCGCCTGTCCCAGTGGTGAAATTAGTATAGTCAGCGTTCTTGCTAAACCACAACGTCTGCGGGTTGTTGTTCGTATTGCCAAACACCAGCCTCTGCTCAAAGAACGTTACGACAGACGGGTAGTTGTCACTTGCGTTGTTGAGGTTTGGCGATGGTGATCCGCTGATCGATGGTGTGGCAAACGTCCAGTTGTTGTGATCAGATCTGACTAGGGTGCGGATCGCGTAGCTGGGGTGAACGAAATACATCGTGTCAGCAGACTGCACAAAGCGCACGTCATACAGCACAGCCTCTGGATATGGGCTGGCTAGTTCAAAGATCTCGGTGGCAGTGCCGCCACTGGTGAAAGTGGTAAAGCTGGTGGTGTTGATTGCAGTGCCGTACAAATCCGTCAGGGTGAACGTGTTGGTGGTACTGTTGGCCACGCGATAGTTGCGCCCGTTTAATTCAGTCATGCCGCCAACGCTAGCGACAAAGACCTCATCGCCGTTGCTGAACCCGTGGCTATTGCTGGTCAACACGCCGGGGTTGGCTTTGGTGATCGCGGTGATTGTCTTGGCAGTGGCGTTGAGAACCTGCGCGCCGTTGCGGTACACCCGCATAATGCTGTCGCCAAACTCTAATATATATGTGTCAGACGTTTTGAATTGGAACGGGATCAGGCGGGTTTTAACGCTAGACGATTTGACCTCGCCAAGAAATTCTGTGCCGGGTCTGCGCTTCACACCGCCTTGCGGCATGACCACCATGTTGGTGAGATCTGCCAAGCCTTCGCGGTATTTCTCAATGCCTGTGCGGCCTTCCAGCAGTGGGCTGATTTCACCCGCTGCAAAGCTGCTAAAGCTGGGGGCTGATCGCGCCATCTAGTAGCGCGCCTCTATGAAGTCAGACGCTTCTATTCGCCGGGTTGCGCCTTCTGTGCTATCAACAAATCGCGCTTCTTTCAGCGACTGATCGTATGCTGATGTTGTGATCTGCACCATGCTGGTTGACCCGGTTATCGCGTAGGCCATCTCTGCCGCCAAGCGCATAGACAGCGCTTCGATCAAGCCGCTGTCATATTCGTTGGGATCTGTGATACGCGCCACATACTTAATCTTTGCAGTGCCTTCATCGGTAACGATGTTGCGGCCTTCAATGACAAACGCAGGGCCACCAGAATTGTTTTTCATGTTGTCTTGGGGGTAAGACATGCTGCCGTTGGAAAACTCTAGCACTCGCAAGCAATAGGGATCTGTCGGCAAGGGGTATTGGTGAGCGTAGCCAAACGTCGGGGCTGTGGATGATTGCGCGAGATCCTGCCTGCGGATGAGGCAATTCCACGGATGCGCGCGAAACACGCTGTCGCGGATGCTGTCATATCGCTGATTGACGATGCGCGCAGCTTTGCTGTTTTCATCGAATGCAGATATGTTACTGGCCCCCAACACGTTCAACGCATTGTTGGCGATGTCCACCGTTGAGGTCATCTGGTCACCAAAATTTTAGGGGGGGTGTAGAGAGGCAGGGGCAGCAAGCCGCCCCCGCCGGGTTAGTTAGTCAACAGCGTATTTGATGGTGACCTCAATGGTGCCAGTGCCAGCGGCACCGCCCATTGTTGCGGTGACAATCACGCCATCTTCATTGGTGTCAGTCACAGTGCCAGACCCCAGCGCCAAGGTGGCGATGATGTCTATCTTCTGCGCGCCAGTTGACGCAGCCGCAGCCTTGTAAGCTGCAGCCGCTGCTGACACAGCAGTACCCGCCGCATTGGTGTGGGCTGCATAGCCGACAGACAATGTGGTGGAGCCGCCCAGCGCGTCATGCGCTAACGATCCTTCGATCAAGCGCGCGCCGTCTGGCAATGTGAACATCTCGATGACATCACCAGATGCCAAGCTAGATGCCTCATAAACGCCGTGAGCAACTCTGATGCGTCCACCCATTGCGTTGGCTGGGTTTTTAACAATCGGGGTTGCCCGTGTATTGGTCCGTTGGACCGAGTAAACAGTAGCCATTTTTCAGTCCTCCTTATTCCGTACACGCGATTTCAACGACCTTGGCCTCTTCCATCCGGGTCGCGCCAACAGTTTGGCAGTAGTACACCTGAGTGGCGTACGATTTGTCGGAGCGCTCATCGATCCGGGCGGTAGGCTCTTTGCCCATCGCCAGTTTGATGCCATCCCCAGCGAAAGCGATTACGGCGCGGTTGCCGTCACTGTCAGTGGTTAAGCGATTAGACACGATAAAGTTGAATCCCAGATAGGAATTAATCTCTCCGGTTGCCAAGGCGCGCACAGTATTGAAGTCACTCGACGTGACCTGTGTTGTGCCAAGCAAAGCGCTGATCTGATCTGGCGCGCAAACTAAGTAACGCGAGATTGATGGATCAACGCTGCTTTCGTCCATGATTTGTTTGGCCGATAGCAGTTTAGCAATGGTCAAATTAGCCGAACCATGCGCAATTTTTTGGGTGCTTGGCAGAGCAGTAGATGTGGAACCATCTTTGCCTGTCTTAGCTGTCCCAATCGCGGCTGCGATGATCACGTCATCCATTGCACGACCCATGGCACTGGCAGCGGCACGCGCATAGGTTGATGTTGGATCAACCAACAAACGCACCTTATCTTGATCATCAATCAAGTCAGCGTATTCATAGTCTGACATTGTGACCATGCGTCTGCTGTGGGGTGTATCGATCAGCGGGGTATCCGCATGACGGGTTGTTCTCAGAACAGCAGCGGCAGAGCCGACCTGATCAAAGAATGCTTTCTCACCATTGACACTTTCAACATCAACCGCGCCACGCAGGAGCGATCCCATTTGCTGCGAGAGCATTTGGATGTTGGAAGAATACTGGTTGACGAAAGCTGTAGTGATTTGTGACGACATTTGTCTCACTCCTAAGCTTATGAAATTAAAAGGTTTATCGCTCGGTTGTCCCAGCCGGGGCCGTGCTTGACGCCGCCAACATACAAGTCAGGTAAGATTAGAATTGTATGTTGGCGGTAAAGGTTGTCAGCCTGCTGGTCACACCAGCGTGATGCGCGGGGCCGTAGCTTATCCGCTATTCTCCAAGCATAATGGTGCGTAACCGCACACCTTCATCAACGTATGCTTGCCGTTCCGGGTGGTCACGATCCCAATATGGGCCGTCCTGCCGCGTAACTTCAGCCAATTGACGCCGTGCCTCGTCGGGCGTCATGACTAACTCGGTTGTTTCGCCCAGCAAGTTATCCTCGCCAATCTGTTCAGCAAACGCAGAAAACATCCTGATGATCTCCGGGTGATCGCCCAGCAGCCTGCCGTCAGACAGTTCAACATCTTCTAAGATGTCTACCTTATCGCCAAGCATCTGCCTTGCGGCACCCATTGCCATTTCCATGCGCTGATCAAATGCCTTGCCGTATTGCTGGCGCAGTTCTTGCTCACCTTCATGGCGCAAGGTGTCAGCCTGATCAGCCCGATCAGTTGCCATCTGGCCTAAGCTCATGTCCATAAACTCAGCCACGCTTTGCGCTTGCTTGCCTGACAGGCCAGCTTTGAAGGCGCTATCTCGAAAGCCTTCCAGCGTGCTGTCACCCAGTTTGCCGTCTAGCCTAAACTCGTAGCCTTCGCTTGTCTCTGGCCTGCCACTGTGGATGTGATGCTCAGTCCACTGATCATCTGTCCAGCTTTGACTTGGCTTGCCTATCTTATCGCCGCCAATCATGCGCTGGGCATGTGTGTAACTTTTTGCCAACGCGCCAACATCGGTGAAATTGCGTAAGCTGGGTTCGCCGCGCAGATCCTCTGGCAGGCTATCTAGGAAGCTAACTGCCGGGGCTGCATCAGCAGACACGTCTGGAGATCCCGCTGACGGGGTTGCCTCTTCGCTCATGTGGGGTATTTACCTCTTGGGTTTGGCGTCCTCAGACAGCATTCTGACGATCAGCAGCACAGCGCTGCGCTGTCCCTCAGAAAACGCCGATTGATGTGGGTCGCCAGAAACGAATGTGGTCTGCTCAAAAGCAAACCGTGTCTTTAAATCTGACAGCACAGTCTCGCCGTCCTCACTGTTAAACGTGCGGCGGTATGCTAACTTCAGATCTTCGATTTGCTTCATTGTTGCAGCACGCCCAGACCGCCGACAGCTTTCACCATTGGTGCCGCTGCGCCCATCGCTTCAGCAGTTTGCGTCTGTTGCTGCATTTGCATTTGCTGGGCCTGTTGCGCCTGTTGTTCTTCGCGCATCTCTTCAACTTCCTGATCGCTGCGCACAACGCGCGCCGGGATGCCTGTGACTTCCACCAGATATTTAACCAGCTTATCTGTGTCCAAATAGTCCATGACAGGTGCAATCTCTGCGACCTGCATCATCACCTCAAACCCGCGCAGCATTGATTGCAAGTCTGTCAGCTTCTGCGCTTTCGCCAATGGGCTGACATACTCGATGTCGATGTCCTGACCTTGCAGGGCCTCCGGGGCGGGTGGGAGAAGTCCCGCCCGGAGAAGCAATCCAAACGACCTGCTGATCAAAGGCTGTAGCAGTTCAGATTGCAGCCTGCCTAGCACTGGGCCAAGCAATCGCATCTTTTCCTCGTTACGCTGAAGCACCTCAGTGGCCGTCATCTGCGGCCCGTTCTGCATCAGCAATTGATCCACAAAGAACGCCTGCCGAATAGCATTGCGGCGCTGTTCCTCCATGTTAAGGCCCAAAGGATTGTTTGCGCCGATCTGTAGTGGCTCCAGCCGATCACGGGTGCCTGCACGGTAGAAATTCAAGCTGCCGGGGGTTGTCCTGACAGGCAGCATAAACCCGTCATCCGGCACCATAAGCGGTGGATCGATCTGCTTTTGTGCTGCCCTGATGGTGACTTCAGACATCTTGTTAAGCATCTTGGTGTCTGGCAAGGCATTCATGCTGACAGATCTGCCGTAGCTGCTTGAGCTATCCTTGTTGAAACGCGGCACCATAAAACACAACTCGTCGTAACCGCCCTCACTCAGCAGCTTGCGGCTGTCAGCGTGATAGTAGATTGACGCAAACGGCTTGGCTTTGGCCAGCTTGCCCTTGGCATCTGCGCGCGGAAACACAACGTGGATGATCTCATGCTCTTTGTAAGGCTCTTCTTTGAGATCCTTAATGCACTGAGCAGGTAAAGCATCTGCACCGAATTGCTGCTCCATTGCACGGGCTGTTAGCTTGAACTTGCGGTAAACCGTGTCTACCTGATCTTTGGCATTTTGGCTGATGTAGATCTCAGCAATGTGGCGGCTGCTGAATTGCAAGCCTGTCTTATCGCCAGTGACGTATATGGCAGCAGTGCCAAAGGTCACCAAATCGTAATACAGTTCATGGATCTCTTGCTGAAAGTTTGACCTGTTGAACGCCTGATACATCTGATCGATCGCGAGTTCCAACCATTCGTTAGCCTCGTCATCACTCTGCAGCGCCGGGTTGCGGTAACGCATGCTAAACCACGGGGTGGATGGGCTGGTGAGCATACCATGCAAGCTAGACGCCAGCAGTTCAACAGCGTGGATCGCAGTGCCGTCAAAGATGCGTTCAGTGCGCTTATCGCCTTGCGTGCGCTTCCGGGTTATCTCAGCTTTGCGCGGCAGCATGTAATCTGCCAGTTCCTGCCAGTGGCTTTCCCAATTGCTGCGCTGGCTTTGGAGTTGCTTAAAGCGCCGATCAAGCTGCGCAATCATCGGGGAAATCTGCATCAGGACATCCCGTAGCTATTCATCATTGACTTGCGCTTGGCCTTGCGGGGATCACCGCCCTTCATGCGGCCTTCCATCTTCTGGCTTGCGCGCTCCAATGGATCAACAGTCTGGCGGCGCTTGGCAGGCTGGGATGCCCGTGCGCCCATTTCGCCAGCGATGTTTTTCTTTTTGTACATCATCATGTCAATAATCCACCCATAAGGCTGCGCTTTTTGCGGGTGCTATCCTCGTCAGATAGCAAGCCTTGGCTGCTAGTCTCGATTGTGGCTGACCTGCCCTTTTTCTGTTGGTCCAATAAGGCTTGCTCAGTTTCGCCAATGGCATTCGGATCTGGCACAGATGGGGCAGCGGCAACCGGGGCCATGCCGTAGTTGGGCGCAGGGGCTGCACGGGCTGGTGATGGTTGGCGGGGGTTATTTTCGCTGCCATATCTTGATTCAGCTTGGTCAGCCTCAAAACGCTTTCTTGCAGCCGTGCGCTGCCTAAAGCCCTCGGTAGGCTCCATGCGGCCAAAACCAATCTGAATATCTTCTTTTAACGCTGCTGGCATAGATCTGAGATTATCGCCCATTGCGCTTGCTGTACTACCCATATCTATCTCCTAACTACGCCGCGAAGGGGTTGTATTCCATCACAGCCTGACGCTGCGGAACTCTCTGGTGATCACGGGGTTGCCGCATTCCAACGGCTAAATATCTGAAACTGTCTGACGCATGTGATGACCAATCATGCACAGGGGATGCTCTGAACGACCTGGTGCGCTCATTGTACGCCCTATGGTATTGTCGCAATGCTTCTAAACCGTCCTTGCAGCGCTCCCGGTCAAAGTAGCACCGGGGTATCAGCATCTGCGCCGCGTGGATGCCGTCCTCAAGGGGTAGCTTAGGCACGACGCGGAAATTCAAGCCAAGATCCCATGCGATTTCACGCCGTGATTTGCCGCTGCCCAACTCTCTGACTTCAATGTCGTGCGGGGCATGGTGATCGCCATAAACATATCTTCTGTCGGTCAGCATCTTGCAGTAGTGCGGCAAGCCTTCGTTGCGCGCCTCGTAGAAATCGATGACGTGGATTGCGCGGCCAACAGTTTGGGTGAACCAGATCGACGTGCTATCACCCACGCCAAGATCCCAGAAGGTGTCAACTTTGTGTGCCGGGTCATACGGGACGTTGCACACCCTGCCCTCGTCTTGGGCAGTCTCCAACTCTTTGCCGTAGATTGCGCCGGGGACATTGGCGTTCCAAGAGCATTCAAATTCTTGCGCGTACTGATCAGCAGACATCATGCGCTGGGCAGCGGTTAACTCGTCTTGATCCAGCAAGCCTGTCTCTGACGCCTTGTTAACTACGCATAGCCAATCATCGTCAGCAGTGGCTTGCTCGTACAAATCAAAGAACGCATTGTGTCCAGCCGGAGTGCCAACAAAGGTGGCCCAGCCTTTGCGGTCAGACAGGGCTGGCCTGATGACTTCAGGAAAGACATTCTCCGGCATCTGCGCAACTTCGTCCATCACGCAGCCGTCAAGATATATCCCGCGCAAACTGTCGGGGTTCTCAGCGCCCAACAGGCTGATCCTGCCGCCAGTGGGTAAATCGCACCTGAGTTCAGTCTCGTGAAAGCGAACGCCGGGGATCTTGCCAGCGAATTGCTTGAGGTAATCCCAAGCTACATTCTTAGCCTGACGGTAGGTCGGGGCCATATATGCATAGCGGGGGTTGGACTTGGTGGACATAATGCAGTCACGCAGGATGTGGTTGATGGCCCACACAGTTTTGCCGAAGCGACGGTGGCAAACCACAACGCCCCACCGCTTGGCCTGCATCTCGTCGTGCAAGCTGGCCTGCAATGGGCGTGGCGCATATGGGATTACGATGTCCACAGAGGTTGGCCTCCGCTGGCAGTGGATGTGTGCATTTTTGGGTCGGGTTCTACGCTATAGACAGGGGCGGAAATTTCTTGCGGGGGTGGGGTTTGGGATTTCCAAAAACAACCGCAAGGTGTTGTAGGACGCATAATCGATATTATGTTAACAGTGTTATCGTTTGTTTACAACAACTTAACTGTTTTGAGCGCTGCAAGTTATCATTATGACAATGATGGGGCGCTGATTGATGCCGAGTTTTGCGCGCGTAGTTCGGCCACGCTGGATGACTGATATACAGGACTTTTAGCCCCCATCTTTAGTCACGTCAACGTCACCACCAGCCCATGATATTGTGATAGCCTGCTGTTGCGGTGCATCTTCTTTCTTGTCCCTCACGCCGTGAGGCTGGTTCCTTGCTGTTGTCCACTTCAGCGTTTCAATCTCTAGCTTACGTCTGTTGACCTCGGCATGTAGCTTGCGCTGATCATCCACGTCAGGCAGCGGAGACATAGCCAACTGGTTGATCCTATCGGTGTAGAACTCAGCCTGTTGCACTCGG